GTTCTATGTCGTAGTAATTACTATCTTGTGTGATTTCTAAGCCTTTGCTTTTTATAAAACCTGTTATTTTATTCCACTCATCTTTTTCAAACTCACTCTTAACTCTAAAAGTAACCTTACCGTAAGCTTTTCCTTTTAATGGGTCATTATCTTCTCGTCCGTCAGAATAGTCCCCCATACTTACATAAGGATCTCCTCCAAATTTACTATCTAACTCTTTAGCTAGAGAATCTGATTCTTTATCATATTTGTTAAAGTCTACTTCTAAAAGTATATCTGTTAGTTTCATAGTTTATAAATTTTTACTTTAAGGTCACCTGTTCCTTTAATTAATCGGTGGTAGGTCTCTTTAGGTATAAATAGTTTATTTTCTGATAATCTTTGAGGTATTTTATTGTCAAATTGAAATTGCCAATCAGTAGGGTGAGTTGATTCTACTATTCTATCTTCTTTATCTCTATGCCAAACATATTCAAATGAATCAGTATCACAAGAAAACTCTCTTATGAGATACCCTTCGGTGTTATATTCTTTATACGGGGTATCCATCTTATGCTGCTGTTGCTAAATGTGCTAAATAGAAAGCTCCGGTACTGGTGTATGCATTTGAGTATAATGTTTGGGTTGCGTTTCCAGATGTACCTAAAGAATGGTAGCTTCCTGCTGATGTGTAGAATATCCATTGCCCTGTTGTATAACCGTAACTAAAATTATTTGCATTAATAGTCATATAACTAAAGTCGTTATAGTTTATACCTCTAACCCATAATCTTGCTCCAGAGGCAGATTCTGCTGCTGTTATATAATTACGATTGTATAGGCTATTTGTACCTGGTCTATATAAAGCTCCGTCGCCGGCAGAGGATGGATATGAAACTTGTACTTGACAGTTTTGACCATATATTACTACGAACCTATACTTATATTGACTTGTAGCGTTTGCTCGTTCGAAACCATTATAAGCAGCAGTCCCTCTCATGCTGATATTGTTTTGTGCATGAATATTAACTGCTCCGTCTGCCCGTATTGAGTTTATATTTTTATTTCCGGAATTACCATTTTTATATTTGCTAAGTGCGGAATGATCTGCAATACTGCTTAAGGTTAAGTTTGTTGATTGAAGGTCTACTACTCCCATATTACTTTAATTTTACCAATATCCTGAGAAGTTCTTAGCTCCTCCTAATGATTTCCAATAACGTCCTACATTACAAGCCCAGTACCCTGGTTTTGTTTTATCTTTTTTAGTAGCACATTTATGTCTTGCAGCAAAAGAAGCTCTTGCTCCCTTCTCTTTTATCTTTACACTTAATCCTGTTGTGCCTCCAAAAGAAACTTTTACAACGTTACCTTTTTTATTTTTAGTATAAACAAAGAACTTTTTAGAGCCTCCTCTTTTTGGTTTATTTAAAGGTACATCTTTACCTTTATATTTAGCTTCTTCTAATGATTTTTCTTCAACTGATATTATATTTGTTGGAATATAAGCATTAGTTCCATCACCAAATTCAATATGCACTCTTTTATCATTTTTATCTAAGATATAGACTTGTTCTCTTTCTCCTGCTTTAAAATATTCAAAGTCATCGTCATACCCTTCGCCGGTATTCATTTTAACTTCGTAATCATTTTTAAAAGTTATTATTGCTCTATCTTCATTAATCATTGGTAAATCTAAAGGCACTTTATTTGCCTCGTATATTCCATATAGACCTATATCTGTTGTTTCTATTAACTTTAAATCTTCTTCATTAAGTTGAATTTTACCGTCTCTATAAGCATCTCTTGCTTCAGCAAATAATTGTATAAAGTTGGTGCTAGAATAACGATAGACATTCTCATGTAAAGAGAGTTCATTATCTATATGGTATTGAAGAGAAGGTAATCCTAGTAAATCTTTTATCTGTATCATAGTTTACTTTTTATTTCTTTCTTGCCACTCTTGGGAGATTTTATCCTTATTTATTGGACCTCCTTTTGCCCATGTTCTACAGCTTCTTGCAGAATGACATTTAAAATGATGCATCCAGCAGTAACCTAATTTACCATCTTCATCAGATGTAATACCTGGCATACATTCTTCCATTCTAGGAGATATATCAAATGCTACGCAATTGCTACAATTAGTTCCTTTAGCTGCTTTTTCTGTAGTATTCCAATATTTTGCTATATCTTTCCAGTATTTACCTGGTTCGCTAACATTTAGTGGACCATATTGGATATGAGTTGCTTTTATTGAAGCATCTCTGTTTTTTGTATTAAGAACTAAGTCCTGTGTTGCTGTGGGGCAGGAATCATTATTCTCTTTTAGTAATATGTCTGTTAGTTTCATATATCAAAGTCTTTTCTGTAGAATTTACCGAGTACATTATCGTTAATGTAGCTATCCTTATTCTCTAGTACTTCATTTATAAATAGGTATTTACATTCAAAATACGTTAGAAGCTTTTTATTAGGTACATAACATAGTATTGTTCGTTTAAAATCTGCCGGTTGACCTTCTTTAACATATTTTAGTATGTCTTTATGTGAACCGTAATATGTTTTCCAATCTGATTCTGTTATTACTTTTTGCTTTAGGGGTGTTCTTCCTCCTATACCTTTTGATTTTCTTTCTTCTCTTAAAGCTTCTAAAGCTCTTTTACCTAATCTCTTATTACGTTCGAAGTATAAAACTTTTTTACCTATGTATTTTTTATTAGTAGGTACATGTAAAGTTTCATATATAAAACCGTATGTGCCTTTTGGCATATCTGAGATTTCTGTGATTAGTCGACCGTTGATAGTCCATCCTGGTATTGTTGTCATCATTTACTTAATTTACGAATTAATAATTGAATAAACAACTACTTTAAAATAAGGTACTTTAAACTCAAGGCAATTTCATTATTTGTAGGGGAAACACTTAATCCATCTCTTTTTCTAAGAAATGTAGTTATTTCTTCTTTAAAATTTGGTGCAAAAGTTGTAGCTGGGTCTGAATCAAAATTTCCGATAAACTCTACCATCCAATCTTTTTGAAACTCTTTTTTATTAAAGGGATGTATGTACCCTAGCTCCACCCAGTGGTTATAATGTCTACTCAACAACGTTACTATTGATTCATCTAGGTTACTTCCATCTACGTTAAAATTCATTGGTTGTCCAACAACTGCCTTATCTAGTAACTCTACTACATTTATATTATTATCTGCGCATAGTTTATAAAGTAAACTCTCTTCTAATACACCGCAAATTGCTTGATCGTTTATTTTTGCTCTTAATTCAGGATTAGTCTCTTGTAGTTCGTTTAACTTTTGAACGTTTAATTCTAAGGTAGAATGGTATGTATTAACATAGGTGTCTCGAATACTACAGTCTGCTTTAAAACCTACAACTCCTGGATTATAGTTGTGTGTGTAGTCGTCTATTGTTGTTCCTTCAGGATAAATGTAATGCGGGTAATAATCGTAAGCAATCTGTGCTCTATGGTATTGAGTAAAATTTCCTTCGTCCGACTGTACCAGTACATCTGTATATTCAGGTAGACGTTTTTTAATATATATATCGTTATCTAGATGGATTACTTCTTCGTCTGGGTATTGTTGAAACCCTACTAATTTATAACTTACTGGAGATATAGGTCTCGTATAAGCCCAATCATCTAATGCTGTATTGATAGATGAGTAAGGGAAATTATATCTTTCAATTAAATTTTTTCCTTTGGTGTCGGTTATCAAAATAAATTCCTGATCTGGACCGTACGCATCTCTAACTGTTAATGCACTAATTAATTGATAGAGTAAATTACGAGTATTAAGGTTATAGTCTCTACTATCAAAATGATCTGTTGCTAATGTCTGTATAATTTTCATATAAACTTATTCTGAGCCGGTTGTTGGTGTTTCTAATTCTTCTATTCTTTCCTCTAAAGCAGCTATTTTGCTAAGTAAGCTCTGTATACCTGCTGTATTAAGAGCAATAAAAGGTGTCTGTTCAACTGAAAGAACTTCTTCTAAGTGCCCTATTTTACTTTTACTACTTATTAATTCCGGAAAGCTTCCTGAGACTTCTTGTGCAATAAATCCAAAAGAGTTTTTTCTTTTTTCGTCTGGATTAGCATTCATTTTCCACCTGAAGGATTTTGGATTAAGGTTTCCGATTAGAGTAAGAGGATCTACTATATCTTTTATATTCTCTTTTAATCTTCTATCTGATAAACCTGTTACGTTAGCTGTTAATTCACCTGTTACTAAGGCGTTTCCGTATATATTTGCTACTCCATCATCTGCTACTGCGCCTAAGATTACAGAACCATCTGGTCCGCTTATTTGTACTCCGTTTAGACCTGCTTTTACTTGACTTGTAAAAGTTCCAAAAGTTATAGGGGTAAAGGTTGAAGTAAAAGGAGCTAAGACTACTTTAAACCTACCGCCGCCTGTTCCTGTATTAACTCCTGTGTTTACGCTTGAGTTAAACTTAAAGCTAAGTGTAACGGTAGTTGAATGTCGGAGCTTAATTCGATAGTTACCTGATGGTTGTGATGCTAAAGTAACTACTTTAGTTTGACCTAGCCAACCGTTACCAGAAGCAAATCTATCTGAAGACATCATTTGTCTAGGGTTTGCGTTGTAGTATTGAATAGTACTATTACCGTTCTGCTGTAGTGATCCTTTTGATACCTTAGCTACCCAGAAATCATTTATATCGCTTTCACTTAAAGTGTATGTAGTTGTGTTTTTATCTATCCATACCGGACCACCTCCTGATCCGCCTGTTTCTTCGTATTGGGTTACTACTCTAAGGAAGTGCTCATATGACGCTGATACGGAATTAAAATTGTCATATTGTGTGTTATAGGTAGAATATTGATAATTTTGGTATGGTGTGCTGGTGCTTGTTAATGTAGTTCCTGTTGCAATTCGGTCATCTAGAAATACTTGTAAATCCCCTATGTAGTCAAACTCTGCTAAAGGTATTGTTATTGGTAGAGTTCCGCCAGTGTGTGCATATGTAGCACTCGTGGTTTCGGTGTATGTCTTAGTTGTACTTCTAGAATGTTGAGAAGTAGATATTGAAGAGCCAGTAAATGCTCCTCCCCAATGTGAAGTGTTGTTAGAGTTAGAACTACTATCTCTCCAAAGGTATAGATTTCTTTCAGCACCCGAATGTGATAAGTCTGCTACCCTAGTTGGTGCAATAGAAGGGAGTGTTGTAGCTGCTATTTCAATCTTTGTGTCTCCAGAAGAATCATTAATTTTAAAAGCTTTATTAGCTGGGTCTAAAAATATCTGATTACTGCTATCTCTCAGTAAGTTTGAACCTCCAATTATCCAGTTACCTATTCTACCTGAAGTAGCAGTTAGTGCCCCCTGTGTATTAACTTGAAATTCACCATTTGATGTACTCGTTCCCCCTAAAGATATACCGTTGGCGTCTGCTCTAAAATATCTAGGATCAGAAATATACGTAGATCCTATGACTATAGTTCCTCCGGTGATAGAAGCACCGTTTAAGTTACCTGCAAAGTCTCCAGTTGCTCCGGTTATACTTCCTTTAAAATTAGCATTACCTGTACTGTCTATGTAGAACTGTTTAGCATGAATAGAGCCTCCTGATGAAAGAGTTAATCCTCCTGCTTCTGCATATCCATCTGAATCTGGTGCATTACCTGAGTAAATAGCTGTATCAGTTATATTCCATCCTGCTACTGTACCTGTGTATATATCTTGACCTACAGTTTCTTGTACTATTACCTTATCGATAATAAGGTTGTTATAGCCTGCTCCTGACCAATTTAATACCTGTACTGAAGCATGTTTTGCTTGGTTTATGTTTGCTTCTTTTATTGTAACGTTTGATATAGATCCTACAAAGTTAGTAGGTGCGTAGAAATTAAATTGTGTATTTCCTTGTGATGGGTGTGTGTAAGTGTAGGTATACACACCAGGAGATGTTAGTAAAGCTCCAGATATATTGACTCCACTACCACCGGTATATGGGGAAATACCTCCAGAAGTATATGATAATATTTCAAATGAAAGTACGTATGTTGTACCTACTACAGGTGTAAAGGCAGTAGAGTGTCTTGATCCTTGTCCGTTTAAGTTTAATATACCATGGGTTACACTATCACCAGATTTAATACTCCACCCGGTTGATCCATCTGTAAAATCTCCGTTGGTTATTAATTCTGTTTGGTTATCAGTTGGTTCATATATAAACTGGAATACACTATAGGCTGTAGACATCGCCATATTTTCTAAAGAAGATATAGTATTACCATCTTTAGTCATGTTTCTCAGTCTTCCAGCAGGAGCAGAGCTATGTCTAATAAGTCTACCGTTGGTTGCTACTCCTGTTTCACCATCACCATTGGCGGATATCGCAACTTCACCGGAACCTAAATCCGTATCTTTTTCTGCCATTCGGAAATAAATTCCTGAGCTTACTGTTGCAGAAGTTTTTGCTCTTATCGTTACTTTATATTTCTTACCTGGTTCAACTGGGAATGCGTTAAATGATGCGCCTGTTGTATTGTCATTAGATTTTCCTATTCTTATTTCTCCGTTTGCACTAGATCCTGAATATCCAATACTATTTGCAGCAGTACTTCCGTAACTTGCATATACTCCTGCTGGTCTTCCGTCTGATGCTACTTGTAAGAAGTTGGGGTTAAATGATAGAGAAGCACCTGTCATTGGGTCTTCTGTATTAAGAGTGTTTGCTGTGGTTAGGCTGGTTCCGCCGATTTCAACAGTTCCAGCAAATGTTGCATCTCCTTCTATAGTAAGTGATTCATCTTCAAAATAAAATACTTCACCGAGTGAGAAAGATCCATTATCATCTAAATAAAACGGAGTTTCTACAGATTGAAAATCTCCATCTCCGTAGTATATTTTCTGAGATGTAATATTTAAGACCCCTACAGTACCTGAAGTAGCTTTTAAGGTACCAGTCGGTGTTACACTAAATGGAGCAGATGAAAATGTTGCATTTCCAAGTTGTATACCGTCAGAGGTAGCTTTAAATATACTATTAGAACTTCCTATTGAGATATCACCTTTGAAGTTAGCATCACCATTTATAATGGAAAACTGTTCACTTATTAAGTTTCCTGTATCTAAGTTAAACTGTGTACCATCTGATGAATATATTCCTGATGTAAAATTATAGTTGGTTGATTCTATTTTACCTGTGGTAACCATTTCACCGGTGATAGAAGTAACTTGCATATAATGTGCTTCTATAGCAGGGTCAGTTCTAAGTAGGAAGTTAGTTAAGTTCTTAGAAGCGGATGGTATTAAATTAGTTTCATTTATACCGTACGCGTTTACACTTACTAATCTTCCACCTCTTGGGTTAGTTGCTATGAAACTATTTATTCCTTCACCTGATCCGTTTGCTACATATACATCATTAGTATCAAGAGTTACAGTCGTTGATGATCCCTTTAAAGTAAATGGATGAACTATTGTTCCTCCACCGGGAGCTTTTTTAAGGTGTGTTATAGTATAACCACCATCTGAGGAAGTATTAATTCCCACATTACTGTCGGATGGTATTCCTGCTAATACAGGATGTGATGACGGTATACCATTTCCTGCTGCTGAGTAACCTCTCATCCATCCAACGCCGCTAACATTTGGTGCTGTTTTAATTGGCCATTCGGTATTGTATGAACCTGTGTAGTTTCCTAAGTTCGTATCGTTACCTACTACTAGTACTGATTTACCTAAATCAAATAAGTTAAGTGCAAGTTGTATTTCAGTACCATTTAATCCCCAATTCACTTCATCAAATACATATAGATCGTAATCTTTTGAGTCAAAACCTGATATGTTAGCTGGGTTGGTATTCTGATTAGCATATCCGTTGTCATCGTAGAACCAAGAGGTTCCGTTTCCTCCAGTATATCCTAATGATTCAGAAATATACGCTAGAGTGTACGGGCTTGTTATTGTACTTGCACTACCGGTTGATACTAGTATTATATTATAATCAGATTTATTTTTAGTAGACGGTGTTGCAAAAGTATCTGGGTTAGTTACTTGAATATTTCCTATTATATCTAAAGATGTTCCATCCCAGCTCAATTTAGGTGATGCTGATCCTCCTAGTTTAAAAGTACCTGCATCTAAATCTAATCGGGATCCATTTACTGTTCCCCAGTTAGTTGATTGTATTCCTCCTGTTTGTATACCATTACCTGATATTCTTGTTGACATTCCAAGAGACTTACCTCCTGTCATTCTACTAAATAGAACGTTGTTAGATGTATTATATATTGATACTCCAGGTCTAACATACCTATTAGTTAAACCGCTTGCTTGTGAATCGTATGTTGCATACGGTGCAGTAAAGTCACCATTTTTAAATATTTTGTATACTGCTCCAGTAGGTTTTAACTGTATACTTACTCTAAATAAAGTCGGAGTATTAGATACCCACGCATTTAATTTAATAGTACCTTTTTCGGTACCGTTCTCTATTACCCTTATCTGATTGCCGGCACCGGAGAATGAATGAAAGTAAATTGCATGATGTTGTTCTTCTTTATGAAAGGTGGAAGGTGTCTCTTTGTATAATCCAATTACTGTTGCTGGGTAGTTATCAGATACTACAATGTCCCATTCAAATATACCTCCGTCTTTCCTATCAAATAATGCTTTTGTATGGAAACCTTCGTCCCATGCGGCAGAATTATTATTAAATTCATTTCCAAATACAGGTGCGTCATAACTATTAGTTGTTGTTATGCTTGAATCAAATAAAGTGCTATCTAAAGAACCGCTAAAGTTATACTCAAAAGAAGGTCCTACTCCTGGGTTACCTATTGATAGGCTTGTGCCATTCCATACTAAGCCGTCATCTCCGGAACCTGATAGTATGAATAGTCCAGATGAAGACATGAAAGTTAAGAAATTACTTCCATCATGAAATCCAAATGCATCAAAGCTTGAATATAGTCCTGCTGTTGTTGGGGTTGATGGTAAAGATGCGAGTGACATTTGTGCATCTGGTCCAAAACTATATGTAGATGGGTTAACCATCGAACTGGTTGCTTCTATAACTGTATTTATTGAACCTGTTGCTGCATCTGCTAGTTGTTTTGCTATTATAGCGCTTGCGGTAGCATCATTAGCTGTTTGTTGGGCAGATGTTATTGAACCTGTTATTGCGGTTACTGCTCCAGTTGCAAAAGTTTGTGCTGCTGTTTGAGCATTATTACTTGCTGTGGTTGCAAAGTTTTGTGCTGC